GGATATATACCCATGTCCCGTTTTACCAAAACTTTCCAAATTTACCAACCAATCCCCCAATTATACAAAACTTTTATTTTGTATTATGCACATTATACAAATATCACCTGGGTATATTGTGCACATTGCCAATTGACATATCCGAACAAATGTTCTATAATACAGGTAGAAAACGAACAAATGTTCGTTACTTACAAATAACACGGGAGGTCCACCAAATGACTATAGATGAATATACAAGTCTAACGCGTGAATTGGCGTCAGGCGACGCAGACGAAGCACGCACTTCTCAGATTCTCGTTAGTCTCACAGACGCGTTTACAGAGTCATCGTCAAATCTTGAAAACGCACAAAACGAGATAACCAAACTGACAGATAGCAACACTTCGCTCAAACAGGCAAATTACGAATTGTTCTTACGAATAGGCTCCAAGCCCTCGGACCAGCCTGACACATCCGAACAGACACCTAAGACGCCAGAAGATTACACCGCCGAAATCGGCGAGTATAGATAAAAGGAGTTATAATTAAAATGGCAAATGCAACAAGAGCAGTTTCAGTTATGAACGCAGTGAGAGCGGCGGGCTCTCAGAATTATCAGTCGTTCATTCCGGAGGCAACACTTACAAACATTGCAGAGGTCGGCAATCCTATAATTAATTATCAGGCAATCCGAAATGAATTCTGCACACTTCTCCCCAACATTATTTTTGACACCGTTCTTCACAATAGAGTGTGGAACAATGAATTCGCGTTTCTCCGCAAAGCACTACCCATGGGGTCCGATGTAGAGGAAATCGCTGTCAATCCGGCTAAAGCAGAAAAATTCGACCCCGAAAATGATTACCTTACGGGATATTTCGATAAGCCCGATATTAAGGTTGCGTTCCACCGTCTTAACCGTAAAGACCAATTTAAGGCGCGTATTCAGAACAACGAGCTTAAACTTGCATTCCGTTCATGGGAAGACCTCGACGACCTTATTGCAGGCGTAATTAATTCGCTCTACAACGGAGATAACATCGAGGAGTTTGCGCTTCTCAAAAACACTATAAACAGTGCACTTGCAAAGGGCTACGTCTCAACCGTACAGGTTGCAGAGCCGACTGATGAAGCATCCGCAAAAGCGTTTATGCGTAAGGTTCGTCAGACTTACATTGATTTCAGATTCCCGTCGTCGCGTTTTAACCGTTATGCAGAAATATCGGGAGACGGTAAGCCGTATATCACGTTCTCTCCCACTGAGGAAACGATGATAATTATTTCATCTGCTGTCTCTTCTATTGTTGATGTGGACGTGCTCGCAGCCGCGTTTAACATGGAACGCGCTGACTTTATGGGACGCGTTATCTATGTAGACGATTTTGGCATTGACGGGGTATACGCGCTTATGTGCGACCGCCGTTTCTTCCAGATTTATGATTCTCTCCGTGAGACAGGCTCGTTCTACAACCCCGCGCGTATGGAGTGGAGATATTTTTGGAATGTATGGCAGACCTACAGCGTATCACCGCTTGCTAATGCTGTAATATTTACTTCGATTGCAGATGGGAAAGTAGACGGTGCACAGCTTTCAGCCGGACAGGACACTGTAACTCTCGGCGACACAGCAACCGATGTTGTTATAGACGCATCTGACTTTAACAATACTGTTTCTCTGTTCCTTATGGGTAATAACATTCCCGACAATCAGACCGTTACCGCGACAGCTACTAAAGCCGGCTCGGCAGCATCCGCGTCTGTTGTAGCTGTAACATATAAGTCGGGAAATCAGTACACAGTTACTTATGACAAAAAGACAACCCCTGTATCAGAGAAAACACAGGTTGTTCTTAAAATTGGCAGCGACACAATCGGCGCGTTCACTGTAGATAATTCCAAGTAAAAGATAAGCTCGATGAGCTTTTAATAAGCATACTATCTTAATAATCGAGAGGGAATGGTGGGTGGGTATATAAATATGAAACTTATTATTACGTTATTTATCTGTTTTCTTATATGCGTAACAGCTGATTATATCACAGGTGTTATGAAAGCATATGTAAACAGCGAAGTATCTTCTAAAGTCGGAAGAAAAGGAATACTAAAAAAAGCGTCCTACATTGCGGTTGTATTTTGCGCAATGATGATTGACTATTTGATATTTATTACAAGCGGAAAGTTTGGTGTCAACTACGACCCTATTTCTTGTGTACTTGTAATGGCATGGTTCGTAATCAATGAATTGATATCTATTCTTGAAAATGTATCGTCTATGGGGGCGCCATGCCCCAGATTTCTGAAATCACTTATGAAGCGGTTGCGGGATAATATAGAAAGCGTAGATAAAGGAGATAAGTCAAAATGAATAAAAAATTTCGCGGTATAGACATTTCGCTTTATCAGCGGAATATCGACTATGATAGAGTTATAAAAGATAATGATTTTGTAATAATCAAAGCGGGGCAGGGAAGAACAGCGGAATATAATTTCCCGTTTACTGACCCACTTTTTGAGCAGCATATAAAGGCGTTTCGTTCACGCATATCGGGGAAGAAATTCTACATAGGAGTTTATTGGTACTTCATGGGTAGAACGGAAGCCGAGACTCTTGAAGAAGTTAAGTATCTTATACAGATACTTAAACCTTACAAAGAAAATATAGATATTGGAGTGGCTCTCGATGTAGAAGATACATCCCTCATGGGAGATGTTGACGGTCTGTCTCGTAGAGTGAATCTTTTCCTTAATTCTATAATCGGAGCGGGATATAAGGCATATATTTACGCTAATGAATATTTCCTTGCTACACAGTTTAAGAATAATCTTAATTTCCCGCTTTGGCTTGCGTCTATAGATGACGGCACTAAATCGCACAAGGGGCTTCAGAAGAAGTACCCCAACCTTAAAATATGGCAGTATAGTTTTAAGGGTACAGAGGGCGGTATATATCCCGTCGATTGTAACGAAGCCGTCGATATAATCGGAGACGCTAACACCGATTACCTTGTAAACATGAAAGACGTTGTTACGCTCACACGTTTTCTTTCAGGTTGGAATATAAAGGTAAACGAAGTGCAGTCTGATATAAATCAGGATGGATATGTAAATATGAAAGACCTTATAGAGCTTATAAGGCTCATGGTGGAGGAATAATATATTATGGCGTACACACCGAGCGGAACAATAGCGTTCTATAGAGTGCCGTGGAAAAGTGACTATAAAGATGTACGCCTGTTCACCTCAAAGACGGAGGAGAGTAATTATTTCTCCTCCCCTTTGCGGGTAGAACAAAACTACACATATATTCGTGATAAGCAAGCTATCAAAGTGAACGCCAATAAAGAGGCTATGGAACAGTATAACTACATTCGTTATATGAACGAAAACTTTTCTCTTAAATGGTTTTACGCTTTCATAACGGGAGTAGAATATATCAACCAAAACGCTTGTTATGTTTACTTTGTGCAGGATGTGCATACGACATGGTGGGATTGTTATACAATTAAATCTGCATATGTAAAACGTGAACACGTTTCAGATGAATCTGACAGTCACAATACTATTGTCGAGGATTTTAAAATTTCAAATTATGAACAGGATTATATCGATTATTCAGTTGATTATACTCCAAAACTAGCTAACAATACAGTCGGATGTGCGTTTATAGTAATAACCTCTAATATCCCGCTTATTAATTTAGAACGATCGGATGCTAATAAAGATTATAAAATTAGAGATATAAAACCGCGCACGAGTGTGCCAATATTAAACAATATTCGCGGTGTTGGCACATATGTTTTATTGAAAACGGTCGAACAATACAGTAAGTTTCTTGAAACAGCAAATGAATATGGTTTTATAGATTCAGTATCGCAAGTAATTATGTGTGATTATGATATCATTCAAACATACTGTACTATTACAGAAGTGACAGATTCGATAACAGGCACAATAAACGGCGGTGGTACTATCCAATTTTGGACAGGCGATGAAATAGGGCCCAGATCAAGTGATGTATACGCGCCTTATATAATCACCAAAATGTCAGACGCATATACGTCAGATACCTTCACGCATATTACGGTAGCGGGGTATGAACCAAAAAATAGAAAAATTTTTCATTACCCATGTTGTAAATGGGTGATTGACGCGAATAATGGTGATTATGTAGAATTACAACCACAATTATTGCGCACCGCCGTAGAACTGATAATAGACGAAAAAATATCACTCGACACGAAACTTTCCGTGCGTGCGATTCCACGACACTATGCATTGACAGATTCATTTGCCGCTACGTCAGGGTGGGATTATTTTAATATTCAAAATTCCGTGGGTATTGTAGCATCGGCATCAGCCCCGTTTGTTAAAGACAATGCGGCGGTTTGGAATGCTCTCAATTCAAATACAATAAACGCACAAACGTCAAACGCAAAAGTTAAAATAGCGCTTGACGCTGTGTTTGGAGCGATTGACACAGTTGCGTCAGCCGGCGCGGGTGTGTTGAATATGGCAGCGCTTAATCCGTCAAGTGTAACCGGACTAATCGGAGCGGGTAAACAAGGTGTTTCGGAATTGACCGACACAGGGCGTTCTATTGCGCGCGATGTTATGCAACTCCGTGAAACAGAAGCTAATATAAACGATAAAGCAAATTTACCGTCGCAACTTATGAATATGACAACCGATGATTCGTGGATAGCGCAACATGGTTTTATGAAATTTTCTATTCGCCATATGTGCGCCCCACTCAATGAAATAAAACGGTATGATAAATATTTATCGAAATATGGTTACAAAACGAATGACTTTAAGATACCCGCCATGAATAATCGTCAGAATTGGAATTATGTTGAAACATCATCTATAACAATCGCTCCTGTGGAGAAAAACGGTTATGCTCCTACGGACAACGAATTAACCGAAATTGAACGTATATTCAATTCAGGCGTTACATTTTGGCACATAAACGATGTAGGAAATTATGGTGACTATACAAATGAAATTGTAGGTGGTACTAATGGCAAATAAGAAAATTCCTGTAGGATTCAAAGGTGCGAACAATGAATGGATAGCAGGAATGACAGAACAGACCACAATATTCGACACATATTTTTCGCGTCTTGTTCTGTTGGCGTTGTCTATCTATAAGTGGAATAATCTCCCCGAAACAATGAACGAACGATTTCTTGAAAAGGCGCTCAATGAGGACGGGCGCGCTTGTTTTACAGATTCGGAATACGGGCTGCTCAATTTGCGCGTTGCACCGTCGGGAGATATAAATTTTTATGAGAATCCCACGCGATTCAATTGTTACAGTATAGGTATAAACCTCCTCCGCGATGCTAAGGAATGTGTGTATCTCAGAAATAATTATATAGAGCGTTCTACATATCCTATACTCATATATTTTGCTAAGAAACTCACTGAGATAGAACGTACTATTATTATGAACGTTCACGCTCAGCGTACACCAATTCTTGTACAGTGTGAACAGGAGCAGTTACTTACAATGAAAAATATGTATATGCAGTATGACGGTTTTATGCCTGTTATATACGCAAATAAAGATATTGAGTTGTCAAACCTCTCTGTTCTTAATACAGCCGCTCCGTACTTAGCTGACAAACTCGATGAGGAAAAGAAAAACACATGGCATGAGGCTCTGACGTATCTTGGAATTGGCAATTCAATGGATTTTAAACGGGCGCAAGTGCAAACGTCAGAAATCGAAGTTAATTCCGAACATTATGGATATATGGCAGAGGCGGGTCTTATCACACGCCAGCAGGCGTGCGAGGCTGCTAATAAGATGTTTGGAATAAACATTTCCGTCGAACGTCGTAACATTAATGAGATTCTGAACGGAGGTATGCAGTATGGCGAAATACACGACACTACTTCAAACGTTGATTAAAAGCGGTTACGATTTAGGTATGGATACTTATCCTATGCATCAGGAATCATACCGCTTACTACTTAACGACAAAATTTACAAGCATTATGCATACCGTGAAATAGGTTTTGAAACTCCGGCGTTGTTCAAACATTACCTTAACATGAAAATGAATGAGATAATGCCGTATTATAATCAGTTATATGACATTCAAGTTGAATATCTCAAACAGAATGTATTTCAGAATGTAAATAGAACGGAAACCGAAAACGGCACTATAAATGATAAAGGCAATGGAAGTAATAACACAACCGATAATCGTACTATCACGGACGCGGGAACACATTCGGATACCGACAACAACCAACGTATTTACAGCGATACACCGATGTCGCCATTGAATTTTGAAAATGTTCGGACCGGAAAATATGCAACCGATGTCACGTTTGAAAGTAACAGTAACAACGGAACAACCGGAAACAAGCGTACTCATGATGGAACAACAGAGGAAAAAACAACTGATAATAATCTTAGAACGATTGACATCGCAAGAATTTTCACCGGAAACGACGGTAGACTTTACCCGTCGGAGGTCCTCGCTAAGGCAAAAGCTGAAATACTGAATATCGATATGATGATTATAAACGAATTAAATCCTCTGTTTATGGGGATATTTTAACAAAGAGAGGTATATACAATGGCAATAACACCGCTTAATTTTTGGGTACAGCCTGCAATTCCGCTTACATTCGATGACTCAATTTCGTATCTTGAGACGCTCGGTAAAGTCGTAGAAAAGCTCAACGAATCACTTACTCAGAGCGAGGATTGGGCAACCGCGTTGCGTAAAGATATAACGGATTTTACGACTAAAATTGAGAATGAAATGACAGCGTTTAAAGCAAAAACCAACGCTGATATATCATCGTTTGAAAACAGAATAAGTGCTCAAATTTCAACATTTGAACAGCAAATGAATGATAAATATTCAACTTTCAAAAATGAGATTCAGACGCTTGTAAATTCGATAAGCCTTAACCCCGATTACTCCATAGACCACGATAGCCTTAATATGTGGGATGTATGGGGAAGTGGAGCGAAACTTAACTACAAACTTAGCAATATAACAGGAGCGGAGGTTTATTCTAACGGTAATTACATTTCTGCATATATACCTGTCATACCGCTTAAAAGATATGCTATACGATTCGGAAAAAAATGTGGTAATCTGGTAATGGATGATACTCAATACATAATTGTGTACGATAAAAATAAAAACTTTGTCAGCCAATTGATTTCCGATAATTCGCCTACAACTTTTAAAATTCCTGCTAATGGGTATTATATAAGAATAAATGTAAATTTTAATACTAAGGTATTACCCACAATTAATATAAAAAACCTCACTGAAGATACCGGAATGGTGGATATAGAAACTCTGCCTGTTGTAAACGGTGAACCTGATTATAGCTGGTTTGACGCGCCCGAATCTTTCAAAACTACAATATCAAGTACAACCACAGAGGATAACGCCGTATACAAACGTAAAATTACATGGCGCGATATGGATAATTCAAAAAATCTCGCGCTTTATGATAACGTGACTGTCGGTGGATATACCACGGGCGCGTATAATGTAACTACAGGTGAGTTCTCATCGTCTATTGCCAATTCATTCACATCGGATTTTATACCCGTTTGCCCAGCTACGGATGATATCGTTATAACCAATCCGCTTAACGCGGACGACTATGCGAATGTAATTTACTTTAACGAGAATAAAGAGATGATAGGAATGTATAAATTTACGGTTCAGACCACATCTAGCGGGCTTTATATAAATCCTATTCTTTACAACGATGTTGCATATATAAAGTTTTCAGCCCTTATCGCCGATGTTCATAATTGCAGAGTAACCGCTGACGGCACGCCTAATTTTGGTAGTGGGGTTTATCCCGATACCGTTGCTTTTAATAGTGTGATATTGGTTACACGCGCGGCTAAAATTATAAAGTGTGGCACTAAAACATATACGGGTAATGGGTGTTATAAAATATTGAAAGACTGTATAACTAACGATAAACCGATATATGACAGTGAAACCGCATCGGGACAGCTTATTTCCCTTAGAGCGCATACTTATGAGAGAACGGATTCAACCACGACAACTTGTAGATTTATTGGTAATAAAATAAATGGAGATTCTGTCACATTGGTTGTTACTTTGGGAGACAGCGGCACAGTGAATTTATCGTAATTATGAGCGAGTGTTAAACACCGCGATGGCATAAAGAGCCATATAATTAAAAAAGGAGAGGTTTTTTATACCTCTCCTTTTATTATATCTAACCATGCCGCTTTTACACGGGCGTTCTCGTAAGCCGTTCCCCATTTATTACCTATGCGTTCCATAGCGACAGTAAATGCTTTTGAGTTGTAAAAACGGAACGTGTCGACCGGGCGGGTATTTATCCGCGGTCGGTTGCGCGCGTGCTTACCGTGGTATTCGCCGATAAGCAAACAGCGATTCTTAACGCTGAACCCCATTGTCATTTTAACCTTATTATACTCAAAGACATAAATCCAATGGTAATCTTTAAATAATTGGGGTTTAATTTCAGGGTCTTTCTTAAATGAACCTGTGGTAGCAACATCATTTCCGGCTACACGTTGCATTTCGGGTATTTCATCTTCACTTTCATATGCAACGGGAATAAACTCCATAGCGCATTTTGCACCATTTTCAAAGCCGGACGCGTTCCAAAATATAGTTTCCCCCAACTTTGGATTTACAGCTTCCCAATCCAAACCGAAAAACCGAAAGAACGGATTATATTTTGACATTTCATTCATATTGTTACCGATAAATATAACTGTCCCACTTCTGTTTCTAAATACAGTAGACACTATAGACATGAAATGTTCAGGTTCATTCGGATAATATCCATAGGGGTCTATCATGACAAATTCGTCAAATACAATTGTATCAACATTGGGATATTGAGAACTTTTAGATGCAACTTCCTCATTGGTTAGGGCAATCCCATGACCGAATGGTACACCGTTGTAGAGATATTTCTGACGGTCAAAAACAATATCGGTTGTTTCATCATTGAACCGACTAAACCATGTAGTCGCGCTCCGCATAGCGGTATAGTTTCGGAATACTCTTACAAATTCGGATTTATCAGCGTCGTATTCCTCTTTCAAATATTTCGCAACCGATGTGCTTTTACCAGATGAGCGTCCTCCAAATAAGAAGATATAAGAACAGTCGGGAAACTTGTCTAAGGTAAATTCATAATATTTCATGCTAAATCCTCCGCTAAATCAGACATGGAATCACTGAGCAAAATACCATGTTTGAATTTTGATATATCACAAGGGCAAAACATTATATTTCTTTTACCATTCAGATAATACACTATGCCTATACCTTCGTCAAACATATAAAAAGTTGTTCGCTCCGCGTCAAGTTTATTACCAAATACATATTCCGATACTTCGTCATAGTGAAGATACGCAGATTTTTCGTTTGTCCAAAATAACCCTTTCTTCATAGGCATTTTGAATTCGTAATCTGTGTTTTTAATTACAGCACCGCAGTATTGCCCAAATTCATCTGACCATTTTCCTTGGTTCTGCCTGTCGAGATATGTGCGCCCTGAAACACTTTGGTCGAACATTGTATTCGTTTTCCACATAATACGCATTAATGATTTGAACGAAAGAAGCCATGAATCATTCTGTTCATATAAATAGTCTAATACAACGGAGACTTTCATTGTGGCTTGTACAAGTCCCGATGTCTTCACATCTAATTCACCGTCAAATGTCATATAACGCTTTGAGTTAAGCGTTGTAAAATAAGCATATGTTTCTTCATAATCAAATTTACCTAAGCCCCATTTATTTTCTTGCACTTGCGGATGTTTGGATTTTCGACAGCGTTCCATAACTCCGTTGTTGAATTCAGCTACTACGTTGAGGAGATTCTTGAACGTAACAGCCGATTCATTAAGATGATACAGTTTTGCGCTATCGGTGTCCCAATATACAATGATATATGGAGTTTTTGTGAATATAAGATGAGAGAATAATACAAGGTGCCTCCGCGCGTATGCTGTAATATAAATTCCCACGATGTACGACGATTTAACGCACTTAAACAAACCTCGGTCGGAACGCTCCTTGCCGAGTTTTATCATAGTCTCGTTATAATATCGCTCGAATGATTCGCGGCTGAGCGATTCTGTGTTTGACGTTATACAATCTTCATCAATAAGAGTATCACCGAATACAAGCTGCGTCGCGTCTATTCCATACTGCGCGTTGAACATATTTTTCGACAGCATAAGATAGCGTTTAGCCAACTTCTTTGGCTCGGAGTTTGATTTTATGTCAGAGAGCCATTTTTCGGGAATACTGTTCAACAATGTTTCATCGGGGTGTTTACCGTTCGATATAGCTTTCAACGCAGTTTTCATATTTGCATATATAATGTTACGCTCAACCAATTCATTTATGCCACCCGACGATTTCGCATGATTAAGAAATAAGCATTCAGCTGATATAGATTCAACATCATACATTTTGAGTATATTCACAATATCGACTTCCGTTGCGTATATAGTACATTCGTCATAGCTGATAATTCTACCATTATCAATAAGACGGTTATACTCGGATACCATTTCTTCTAACAATTTGTAACCATGGGATTTTTTATTATATTCGATTTCACCTAATCCGTCTTTTGATTTAGTTTTTGACGCTGAAATAATGGGCATATAGTTATACCCGTAATTTTTAACTTTTATATTTTTTAGCGTAAATATACCATGAAACATTTTTCCTGATGTAAGAACATGGCGCATTTTTATAGCATCAATATCATCTAACAATGACGATTCTATACATTCTTCATATAATCCATTCCATAGATTTTGCAGCGATTCATTTACATATAATTCTCCGTTGGTATCGGGAAAATCCATTTGTGTTGACTGCGATGGATAGTCAGAGCATACATCAAACGAATGTACCAAAGTGCATAGCTTACCGCGAAAGAATGTATTCGCGTGTGTATAAGCCCCTTGATATACCCCGCGCATAATTTGATATTGGTCAAAATTCATAGGAAATGTATCAACACAGTAATTGCTCCATGCTTTTTCCAATTCTGATGATAGAATAGCTTTATTATTTTTACGTGTAAATGAAGTAAACGTGAGTGGAATGTCCTTTATATTTTTAATCCAAAACCAATTCTTACATTCTTCCATGATTCCACACGCTGTTACTTTACAATCATTATAGCAATACTCATAATCGTATTTTTCAAGTTTATCTGTAGGAAGTCGAAATTCATTATAATCATAACCGAGTTTGGGATGTCCTATCATATCACCGATTGAACCGACCGAACGGTGTAGAAGTTTAAGTGAACATCGTATCTCGAGCCAAACTTTTTCACCGTCTCCAAATGCAAGCCTCCATGGATTACTCCCGTCAGAAAATGATTTTGTAATCATAAGCTGATTCATGAGAGATTCCCAATTACGCGCGAAAGAAAAATCGAATCCGAGGTTATGGAAAAATATAAGTGTCCTCTTTTTGCGTTTCTCCGCTTGCTTATAAAGTGTGTAAAAATAATCACCGAGATCTTTCGGATAGCGACAGTCGAAACATGGTTCTACAACGTCCCATGCATCAGGTGTGGATAATCCTTTATTAAAATTGGCTTTTACTACGCAAGCGAGATATGCGCCGCATTCATTCGTTTCTAAGTTAGATGATGTTTCAAAATCAGCGACATAAAATATAGGAGAGTAATCTATCTCAGTGAATGCTTTTACTTTAGGTTTTATTATTTCGTCTAAATCCGTCTCGCCGCGTTGCAACCGTTTCTTTATAGTAGAAATACCTACACAGTTTTGCCCGTGTAGGTATTCTGAAAGAGCGGTTAGGTCTTTTATCGTATATGATTTATTATTAAAAGCGTATATATTCATATTCGATGGCTACTTTGAGTTCGTATTCGCCCCGATCACCAATATAAATGTGAACATCATCAGTTATATAATATCCCTCCTCTTTCAATTCCTTTATAGGTCGGCAATAACATTGTCTATTTACCCATGATATAAAATAGCCACACTCTTCACGGGCGCTTTTTGGTCCAATACATGAATATGCATATAATTCATGTTCCGCAGCGTACGCTAACAATCTTGCGAACTGCACTTCATCTTTCAAAATAAACGCAACTTTCATTTGTTCCACTCCTTACTATCTACAGCTTTGTATGTCGTCATATTTGGTCATAATGTACATTGATACCGACCCATCTTCTTCTGAACGAAATTCCGGAATTACAATATCAAACCCCCGTTCAATTAATATCGACTTTCTACGCTTATATAAACGCCGTCTGTCATACCCTATAAAATAAGCATACTCGTCGTGTTCTATACCGTTCCAACTTACGCTCCTAACGTCTATACCACGGTCAATAGCGTATGCAATCAAAGCTCCATAATCCCATAAATCATCAATATGAAACGCTGTTCTCATTTATTCCACTCCTTACTATATACAGCTTCACTATCCGCCATATGCAAATAAAACGCCAACAGGTTATGTGAAAACACATCACTTATACTTCGTTTGTCATACTCTGACGCGAACCCCATATGACAATTAATCGCCTGAGCCTCTTCTGTTCTAAGCGGTATGAATGACTGTAGTATATACACAGATTTAGAACCGTGACCGCCGAATGGTATTTCTTCGTCCCATTCATAAGATTGATACTGCTCCCATTTACCATCTACTTTAGTCCATCTCATGACAGGTTTATAGCAATTACATTTGCATATATCGTGAAAAAGAGATGTGATTATAAGGCTGTCTTCGGGGATTTCGTTCTCTAAATAAAGTCTGTCGCGGTATCCACGGAGTTTATCATAGACTTCAAGCGAGTGTTTTATAAGACCCTCAGGCTCGCTATCGTGATATTTAGTAGACGCGGGAGCGAAACAAAAATCGCTATCGACAAATATATATTTATGAAGTTTGTCTATACCATCTCGGTCTATTTTTTCCATAAGATATTTTAGGCGGTCTGAGTGAAAATTGTACATTATTTGAACCCTCCTTTTAAGCGCGAAAGTATTTCATTTTTACGTTCTTCCAACGCCGCTATATCATCCTCGCGCTGTTTTTCGTTGTCATTAGCTTTTGCGTTATCTTTTGCCTTGTCAAACTCTTTTTCCAACCAATCCGAAAAGCCTTTAGCGCTGGATGGCGGAACATCAAATTCGCCTGTAATATAATAACCAAGGTCGGAATTTGGGTCCGCAAATGTCGCGAGATATCTATTATCTTCTCTTACATTGACCGTTTTTGTTTTATAGTTTATATAGTCTATAGCGTCATTGAAATCTTTGAATTTTTCGCCTTTATCTAAATCTTCTTTTACCGATTCTACAGTTAATAGGTTTTTTTGCCATTTGACTTTATCGCTTCTGTACTCGATTCGTCTGTTATGGTTATTTATTGCGTTTCTGAGGATATATTCTTGTTGAGGTGTTAGTTCCATATTATATATCCCGTGATTCTATGGAGTGAATTAAATTATGTACACCTTTTATATCATAATTTCTGACTGTTCCGGTTTCCGCGTAAAAACATATCAATTCATCAGTTTTTTTACTTCTGACGGCTATTTCACCGTAAGCCCAAATAACATATTCTACTTCTATATCATATTTATAAATATGTTCAAGCGCATATTCAATTCTGTGTTTAAGAGTTTCTTTGTTCATTATTTTCTCCTTTTCATTATTCTCCTATCAGATAATAGTCTAATTAATGACCATTCGACTTTGAACCAATTCAACCATTTTGCGCATCTGTTATATGCGCAACATGATTCGCGCGCTTGCTTAATGTCGTTTGCGTATGGGGCATGGGGAGTTTGACACTCCCCACATGGATACCCACACGGATTATATTTATTAGTCATTGCCCTTCCCGTCTATAAATTCTATGCGGTCAACTATGCACGAAACATATGTTTTGTAAATCTCTTTTCCGCTCTTTGTCTTTTCGTCGGATTTTTCACTACGGATTGAAAGCTGTCCGTTTATAAATGCGGCCGAGCCTTTGTCGAAATACTTTGTAATGAAATCTGCCGTTCCACCGAATGCCGAACAACGGATGAATGTTGTTTCCTCGGTCTGTCTATTGTTTACGGCAAGTGTAAACGAGCATGCGGTTTTCTGTTCTTTCTTTGACCCGTAAGTAAATATTTCGGGCTTAGCTACAAGATGCCCCGCGATTGTAAGCTGATTGACGTTAAGAATTGACATTTTTGTGATTCTCTCTTTCTGTGGTTTTTGTTTTAGAATTTGTAGGAATTTTACCCTGCGATTATATTTACAAGGATTTTACCCTGCGATTATAATATTGGAAATTTTACCCTGCGATTGTAAATATGAACGAAATGTGAATGAATTATGAACAAATTGTTAACAGAAAATTGTTAACAGAGTGTAACCAGACTATGAACAGAATGTTAACAACTTATTGATACATTTTGAACATTTTGTGAATGAATTGTTAACATCCTGTTGCTAAGTCTGTATCCTGTGCATAACCTTTTAGTGATTATGCACAGGATTTACTTAAAGATTAGTTATTGTAGTTATGGAAATTGCTGTTGCACATAGCATTAATATAATAAAGAATGATATAATAAACCCTAATATTTTAATTAAATATTCTTTATCGTTCATGCGCTGAATGTTCTTTGTAATCTATCTTCAATGAATACGCACCAAATACCGTTTGACATATCTCTGAGAATGTAAACTTTTTCGCCTCTGCAACATTTCTGTAGTAACTGCCGAACGTAGCGAGCACAATCGTGATTTGATAATTCTTCATATAATGACCACGTCGTTTGTTTTGCCGTCGTGACTGAATGGCATGGGGCGTTGATGCATTGAATGCGAAAAGATGTCAAATTGTTGTCACGTTCTTTATATATGCTATAGATCGGCGTTTCGTATGAGTAAAACGTGCGTTCGTGGTTTTCGCTTGAATAACCATCGAAACCGCATTGCGCTGACTTGTGTAAAATTAATTTATACATTTCTTAATCTCCTTTTAATGTTTATAAATGGGATAGAGGGGGGTTAACCCTCTATCCCAAGCTCTGCCATCATTGCATCGACTCGTCTCTTCGCCTGTTCAAGTTCAAGAAGTTTTACAGCCTTTTCAAGTTCTGCCGCATCTTCCGGCGGGTTGACTTTTCCGGCGTTCGCAATCTTGCGCTTAATTCGGCGGATGGCGTCGGCTATTTCTTCGGGCGTGCATTCGGACAGCGTTCCAGCCTTAAGGGCTTCAAACGCTTTAATTTCCGCGACCCGTTCGCGCGTTTTTCCGCCTCGCTCGGTGTATTCCGTCATAAGCTCTGCGAGACGCGCCGCGTTAGCTTCAGGATGGTTAGAACGAATGCGGGACCGCTCGAACCCTATCGCGCGGCGGAGTTCACTATCAGACAATGACTTTACAGGGAGTTTAAGCATTTCGTCCGTGTCGATGTCGATTCTGTGCGTAGTGTGACACTCTGGGCACTCATAGGTGTATTGAATTTTCATGTTTTTTACCTCTTTCCTCCTTATAGGGAATTTAATGTATATGCAAAGGCGCACGCCTTATGCACTGTATATAGTTGTCAATGAGCGCGAAACGGTCAGGATTTTTTTGTATTTGCTTCTCCCTTGTTTCTGTATATATTATACCACAGACAGCCCACTATGTCAATATAAATTTACTTAAAGTTTTCGAGTTTACAAATTGTTAATAATTAATAGTTTGGTCATATAATTATAGTGATTTGTTAATAGAATATTCATAGCGTGGTAATAGTGTGTTAATTGTTTGTTCATATATCACTTGTTATTTAATAATTTGATGATAGTGTATTCATAATTTGTTCATGAAAT